CGAAGCCACGCCCATGACAGCAGTGACGCTTGCATCGAGACTCGCCGATATCTTGGCGAGGAATTCCACGCGAATCAGGTCATCGATGTCATACGGCAAGATGTCACCCATGTATAGGCACAGATTCTGCACCTCACTCGTGTTATCGAGGGCCAGAGCCATCGCTCCGCCGCTCACTGCGGCAACGGTCGGGCTGCCAGCCGCCGCTGTGATCTTCTGGCACCAGACGCCCTGGCGGCTTGCGACGGCCGGCGGGGATACGGCACCGCGAAACGTGAACCTGTCAATTGCGGTTCTTACGGACATAATTCGTACTCCTTAGTGAATCACGATCTTCATTTCACATTCGAACAAGTGGCCGCCCCGGCGTCTGCGAGGCGGCCACCAAGTTAGTGTTTAACTACGCTCCGGCATTGCGGACGGCGCCACGATGACCGCAGGCGGCCGCCGCGAAACGTCCTTCAAGTTTCACGTAGCGTGTTTCCTTGCCAGGATCGAACCAGGTGGTACGCTTGCCACCGCGGCCATACCCACGCTGGAATGCATGGACAATTACCCGGCGAATGCGTGGATCGGCGAAGGTGTACCACACGAGCACCGACGTATCTTCCAGGTCCGGTTCGACAACCGGCTCGATCGACCCACGAAACGTGTTGATCGTTGCGTCGGTGACCGGCAACTTGGACTCGTTCAGTCGCGAGAACGTCAAGAACGTCTGCATCGCCGCCTCTTCGTGCGCCGTCGGCACCAACGCGATTTTCGGCGGTGTCCGCACCTTGCCGTGACCGCCGATGCCGGTCTGACGACGATGCTTCAGCCGCATCAGATTGGCCTGCGCGCTGCTCGGTACGCCACCGCTGCCAGATGCGATGTCGTTGCCGTGGTTCGTATCATCGAATAGGGCATTGCCATCGAGCAGCGAAACATTGCCGGTGATGATCGCGAGACACAAGCGATTCAGCGTCGTCTCATGCGCGACCGCAAGCGATTGGAGACCTTGCGTGAATGCGTCCAGATCGTCGTTGGCCACCATGACCGGTGTCAGACCGATCTTGTTGCCATAGCGGCCTGCCTGGATCCAGCCGGCCGCCTCTTCGTCGAGCTGCAGGGATTTGGGATCCTCATCGTCCATGATCTCGTCCAGCTCGTCGAAATTCCCGACGCCGATGATCGTTTTCGGCTTGAAGTCCGGTAGATCGGCAATCCTCGCCGTCCACACCGGATACGTCGGTTCGGCGATCTGCAGCGCCTGGTCCAACATCTTGCCGGCCAGGTTGCTCAGCAGGTTCGGAAAATCACCCGGACGATTGAACGCCGGGCCGGCCGAGAATACGGTGAGATTCACGCCGCCCATTTGGAGCGCGTCCAGCGCGACCTGCTCGGGCGTGGCGAACTGATTCACGCGCGAGCCAGACAGCTGCAAGCATCGCTGTGCAATCCACGCCAGCGGTGCGCCCTGCAATTGCTCGGCCTCGCGCGACAGTTTTTCGGATGCCGCACGATATCCGGAGCGAAGCAACAATCCATCCACGGCATCCGTCGCGAACTGGTCGGCGCCTTCTCCGGTCACGCGGACATTGCCCGTGTCGACCGGCTTTTCTTGCTCCGTGAGCTTCCTGTGCCATCCAGCAATGATTTCCTTGTCGCTGTCCTCTGAAGCGATGGCCGCTTCGATGTCCGCGGCCGACATGCCAAGCAGTTTTCCGGACGCCTCAATATTCGCCACTCGCTGACGCTCCTCGGTCCGTGCTTCCGCGCGTGCCTCGGCAATCTCATTGTCATGCGCGGCCTGGACATTTGCCGCAGGGGCCGCGGCTGACTGAATGACCGTTGCGGTCACGCCCGCCGCGACCTCCTGGGTACTCGTGCCATTGAGAGCCTCAAGGATCTTCTCCTCTGAATCCGGCACGTCACCCCGGAAATAGCCAGTGAGCACCGCCTTGCATACCTCGTCGCTCTCATCGATCTTGTCGATCAATCCACGCGCGAAAAGCGCGGCTTTAATCTTGTCCATTGTCGGACTCCTTTTCAATGTTACTGCCGCACTCGCGGCACTCGGTTTCTCGGATTGCGAATCCGCGTCATCGTGCTCCGTTCCGGAGCTCTCGCTGACGGTTGTTACCGTCACTGATTCCTCATTCTCCGGCGGCGTTGGCTCATCGACGGATGTCTGCTGTAGAACCGCATCAAACGTGCCGACCTCGTCCACCATGCCGATCCGCTTGGATTCGTCCGCCAAGAACACGAGTCCCTGGCCGAATCGCGACATGACGTCGCTCACACTGATGCCGCGATGCTTCGCGACCGCGGCGGCAAATTGTTCGCCATACCCGGTCACATAGTCCTGTAGCGATTTGCGGGACTGTGCCGATAGCTTCTCATATGGGTTACCATCCGCCTTATGCTTGCCGAAAAACAATGGTGTGATTTTGATCCCGAATTCATCAAATAACTTAGAATCATCCTCGTGGTAGAGGATGGCACCAATCGACCCGACGGAAGAACTCGGCGAAGCAACGATTCGATCCGCGGCACTGGCGATGTAGTAGGCCGCGCTCGCGGCATACCCACGCACGAACGATGTGATCGGCTTCTGGCCTCGCCCGGCGAATATTGTCCTGGCAACCTCTTCGTTGCCCATGGCGGCGCCGCCTGGGCTATCGACCAGAAACACAATCGCCTTCACCTGGCTGTCGCCGACTGCGCGGCGGAAATCGGTTTCAATCTGACTCGTGGCCGTGCCGCCATAATATCGCGTGACGGCATTCGGCTTCGGCTGCAGCACCCCCGTGATGGGGATCACCGCCACGCCCCCAACGATCTCCATGCGTGAATCCGATTCGGCCTGGATGCCAAATCTCGACTCAACGTCACCGTCGGGACGTGCCTGGAGGAACTCGATCATCTCCGCCAAAGCGGGCTGATAGATAGCCCACGGCTGCCGGCAGATTGCGGCACGCACATGACGGATGCTGTGATTTCGTTCCCGCTTGGTCTTAGCCATTATTCGCTCCGACACCGGCTGCCGTTTGGTTTTTGTCCGTCTTCTTGGCCCCTTCGCCCTTCGAGAAATCGAGCGTTACGCCCAGCGTCTTGGCGATACGGTCCTCGATTGCCCGTTGTCGCAATACGCGAATCCAATGCAGACCAGCCCGGGCGCACTCGATCTTGAGCGTGGACGTGCCGGTCCTGATCCGGCTCGTGGCGGCATCTGCTTCCTGGTCCGGGTCAAGCGGCTGCCGGCCGGCACCGATGGCGTCAAATCGCTGGTACCGCCGCAGTTCATTGGCGAACTGGCGCGCAGTGAGCGACCGGTATAGACCGCTACCGGCTGCTTGGCGATTGAATTCGCGGCGGATGGGAAGCACGTAACGGACGCCGAACCAGTTTTGCAGCGGCCGGATGTGAGCATCTTCGACCATCATGGCGCCACGAAAGCCGGTGTAATTCGTCTTGTCAAACCGCCCCGTCAATGTGTAGTAACTCAGACCGCTGCCGCCGGCGATGTCGTGGTCGAGGATGTCGACGAAGTTGTTAGCCGTATTTGTCGGTCGCGTGCTCTCGACCATTTCAACCTCTTCGTCAACGCCAATTTCCACGGCGACTGGCGAACTGCCCATTTTGACCTCTTCATTGCCATAGGCGTCCGTCTCGCTGTCTTCGTCGGTTTCTAAACCGAGAGTGCCCGTGTTCGGGTTCAGCCGTTTCGCGATCAAGGCAAGCAACGCGGCTTTGGCAGCACTCTGGAGCTCGGCGCCGATGAATTTATCGCGGTCGAATGAGCTCTGTCCGATTGCATCCAGCCAACTTGCACCAACGGTCTGGCTCGGCCGACGGAAAGCGAACAGATGGATCACACGATTTGCTGGCACTCGCGTCGATTTCGTTGTCCCCGCAAATGAAGCGAATGTATCGTATGGATGCGCGTCGTAAATATGGAACGCAACTTCGCGGCTGTTCGCATCGACCTCAACGCCATTGACGATCTTGTTGCGGCCGCGGCTGGCCGGCCGATCCTTTGTCGTGTCGAGCTGCTCACGCTCGATTATCTGGTAGCACAAAGGCACGATCCGGTTCGGGTCATTCCGCTGGCATCGCAGAATGATAGCATCGCCAACCTGCACACATTCGCTGAACGCCAGCCGCTGCATGTCCGGTCCGCTCAGCTTGCCCATCGCATCAAACTGATCCGCTGATCCGTACCAATCCTGGTACCAGTCGTCCGCCTCCAACGCAAACCGTAAGTCGTCGTCAAGCTCGCCCATGTCAATCGCAGTGATGTCCATCCATGGGTCAAACGGCGCGCTGAACGTCTGGATCCCGGTGCCCACAACCAGATTGGTCAGCTCATCGACGATGCGCTTTGCCTGGGCCGTGTTGATGACCTGGTCGCGAATGCGACGATTCATCAAATCGTGCGATTCCCAGATCGCCGCATCGCCGCTCAATGCGGCCGGCTGGTAATGTTGAGTGCGGCGATCGACACGCGCCCAACGGTATGCTTCGCGGCTGGCCGCCTCGATTTCCGCTTGGATTGATCGTTCGCGTGGCGTTTGGTTCGTCTCACTCGAAGCGGACGGCCATAACGCCGTGGCAATGCGTGACCAAAGGCCCCGGGAGGTGCTCATATTGCGACCTCCCTGATGGGTTTGAAGACATTTCCATTGGACGCATTGACCTTGGCTTCGTACTCGCGAATTAGCGCCTGCAGCTCTTTGATTCGAAGCGTGCGTGCCTGCTCGTTGCCATCGCGAAATTCCTCCGTACGACCGAGCAGGATGTCTTTGAGCGCATCCTTGGCGGCGTCCAAAAGTTCTTGATCGGTGGCGGTCATGCCGTCAACGATATAACCGCCGAGCAAAGACGGACACGGCAAAGTAACAATGTTTGTTACTTTACCGCGTTGCGGTCGTCTCGGAGTCGCTCATACGGCGCCTGATGCGTGCAATACCAGGCTTGGGCAGAAACACATAGAATCCGCAGGCGTCGACTTTGCAGGCCATCTTGATCATGCCGGCGTGCGAGCCATGGTAGTCGGCCTCGCAATAGACCGGCCTCGGATTCTTTTTGCCCTCTTCGATCTGCCGCTGCCGGCACCTGGGGCACTCCAACGGCTCGCGTGGGATACGTGATGTACCGCGCGCACGCTTTTCCTTCTCACTGCAGCCTGGCACCGGGCACTTGTACCGAGTGACGCGTCCCTTGGTCGAACTGGCTCGCATCAGTGTGAAATGCACTCGGCAGTAGGGACGATCACCGTCGCCCTGCCGCGCAATTGCCTTCACCGCATCGCCACTTTCTTCCGTGACATGCGTGTCGTCATCTTGAATATCAAGCGGTTTATCCACCATTGTTTCTCCTAACGATCGCCAATGCCGCCAAATTCTACTTGAGGGACATGATCACGCCGGCGGCGTCTCGATGTCGCGCCCCTATGGTTTTTCCACCACCGATTCCACGCGTCGAGATCCCAACCGAGATCACCAACCACCATGTGCGCCGCGACCAACGAGTAGATTTCACAATCCCAGTAGTCCACGTCCACAGTACCGCTGCGTGGCTTCCAGACACCTTTCTTCTTTCCAGTTCGTTCGCTGACTTCCACTACACGGTGAAAATTCGTCAGTTGCTGCAAGTAGGTTTTTCCGGCTGCGAGTGCGTCCTTGGTCACATACCACGATCCCGGTACGTTCGACCGTCCGGCAATCCGTTCAACCAGGTCCTGGTAGAAGTGGTAGACGTAAATGCCCCACTGCTCCAGGCCGCCTTCGTATGCTTTGCCAGTGCGGGTGTTCTGCTCGACCACGTGCATCCGATAGCGAACGGTCGGGTCAACCTTGTGATCGCCACGCACGGCGCGCACGCGTGCTGCCGCGCCTTTTGTCATATGCTCAGGCAGCGACCGCATCCAGGCGTGAACGTCCATGGGGCGGTGGTTGCTATCGATATTCAGCAAGCGGATGGGCAATGTATGTCTGCCAAGCGGTGTCATCGATGCGCCATCCGTTCCGACGACCGGATACCGCCGTCCGAGCAACTCGGTAAGCTGGCCGAGATCGCTCTTTACAAGATCCGTCTCATCCCCCGGCTTCCGTTCCAACCAGCCCCAATCAATCAGCCAGCTCGTGCACTCAGGCGCCCACCCTCGCACCGTGTAAAACACGCCGTTGCTCGCCCCCTGGACGTCAGCGCCGGCTGTCAAGAACCAACATTGATGCGGCACAGTGCCGCGTTCGTGCGTCCAGGCGAGCCGTCGGCCAAGCTGGCTCCACGTGGGCAGTTTGCCTTGATGCTGATATTCAAGACCGAGCCAGTTACCCCAGTATTCGGGGACTGTTCCCTGCTCGCGAGCCTCGATGTAGGCCGCGGCAATATCTCCGAAGCTGATCGCGTCAGAATGCACGGACCAGAGGTGATAGCTGACGCTTTCGCGCGATGCCGGCGGCTTACCCTTCACCTTGCCCTTCTTGTCGAGGTGCTGACCGATGCTAACCCATTTGCCACGCTCGAGCATCGCCTGCTTCTCACTGTCAAGTACCTTGCAACCATTGATGCAGACGTAATGTGCCCGTTTTCGTGCTTCAGTTGCAGACAACCATTCATCATGTTCGTTCTTGAGACCACCGAACCCACAGCGGCCGGCCAGGTCGCCTGAGCGATATGGGAAGAATCGCATCTCCTGAAACGTGCCGCAATGCGGACATGGAGCGTGCCAGCGTCTCCGGTCCGTGCAAGCCTTTTCGAGCGTGGTGATATCCGAAGGCGATGGCACCGGTGATGATTCATGTGCGTGCATGAACCGATAGAACGCCTTGGTGCGCTGATGTGCAGCGCGAATCGGGTCGCCACCCTTCTTGTCGCCTCTATAGACGTCCATCTCAACGAGCCATACCCGCTTACATGCCCGCCCTCGCAATCGCTGCCGGCTGCCTGACCAGGCCAGATAGATACGGCATGAACCAAGATCAATCCATCGCGAATTCCATTGATACTCAGGTGGAATGCGGATCAGTCGAAATGCTCCGCGTGTGCTGGATGCCTCTGCGTTGGCGTATACACGGTCGCGAAACTCCAACGCCGCGGCTTGGTCTGGCAATACCACGAGACCAGGCGCGGGATCATTCTCGGCGCACCACAGCATCGATGCAATGGTCGCGAGTGTCTTACCCACCTGAGTGGCCGCCGGAGTGACCAGGCGTCGTACCTCGGTGTCAATGTAACAATCGAGAATCTCGCGCCACCATGGACGCGTAGTAAGATCATATGCGCCACCGCTGGCTTCGTAATCAGCAGACAGACGGACTCGCGATTCGCACCATTCTGGCGGACGCATCGGCGGCACCGGTCGCCACGCATCGGCCGCCGCCCTATTGATCGCTCTGAGTTGTTTCGTGCTTGCCATCATGCGTCGTCGGTGTCACCTTCCATCGCCTCACTTAGCAGCTCCTCGATCGCCACGATTTCGCGACGGATTCGCTCCGTAATCGCGGCACGCGTCTTGCGTGGCAGACTCTCCGGCAACGCTCGCGCCGCTTTTTCCGGCAAACTATCCAGGATCTGTTTTGCGGTACTGATCTGTCTTGCGACCAGTCCGATCATGTCCGCTATGGGCGCCAGCTCCCCCTCTTCTTGTTCAAGCCGCCGTCGCTCTCGCTGGATCTTCAGCGACAGCATTTCATCACGTAGGTCGTGGCCGCTCAAATCCACTCGTGGCCCGCCACGGCGTAGCGAGTCCCTAACCGCGATCCACTCGGCAATTTCGTCGAGCGGAAAATATCCATCGCGTCTGCCGCGATTGCCTGACCGCCCTGGGAACGTCGTATCATCGATCCACTCGGCAACCGTCCGGAGATTCACGCCAAAATGATCCGCCACTTCGCGACGCGTTCGGGCAATGGCACATGCTGGTCCGTCAACATCAGGAGAATCAGCCGGTATCGCTCGCCCGGTATCCAGCAACCACCTTGCCACGGTGTGCGCATCGAATTCCTTCCGCTTTCCATTGTTCGCATGTGGCAGCCCAGCAGCCACCAATCGACTGAGAGCCGGTTGCGTGATGCCCAATTGATGCCGCAGCTCGGTGAAGCTGATCATTCACTAAGAGGCCGTCCTTAATTTGATACTCTTCAATGGCTCGTCGCCGTCGAGTGGATCGTGACTCGCGCCACGATCCTCCATCGCCAGCGGCTTCGTGTCCAATCGCAATTGATCGGATGCGATTTTCAATCGCCGCACGTAGTCCCAGGTGAGCCGCTGCTTTTTGCCAACTCTGTCATGCCGTTCCGTCTCGAGCTCAGTGAGGACCTCGAGCCAGTTCGTGCGAATTCGGTTCTTCGTGGCCGCCTTATCCTCATTCATGACAGTCATCCGCGATGCGTTTTTTTTGGGAATATGATGGTGTGGGTCACAAAAACTCGATACGTGCAAAAACGACGACATTGCAGGGCCATCCCGCGCGGCCCTCCCCCCCGTCACAGGACCCTAAAGGGGGGGTGGCACACCGCCGTGATTCATGCCATGGCATCGCTGATCGACAATCCAGGAACCAGTTCATATCCTGATCACCTCATTAGCAATTATTTTGCCCTGCTCAGCCGCTTGCCCTACTCCAGTCGACCACCACAGATAGTACCAGCGACCTCGCTTATTCAGGTCGATGTCCATGTGATAGACGCCCGCCGAGTCCTTCACTACCTCGCTATCCACACCATACACGTACGTCGTAATCGTCCCGTTCGGTGATTTCACGGACAAGTTGACTGCAGTCGGATCGATTGGCACACCAGCGTTCAGCGGATCAGTCCATGTACCAGTCACACGCACCAAATCACCCTGGTCATAGCGATTAGCCATTGGGGTCTCCATTCTCGCTGAGCGTCAGCGTGTAGCGGACGATGTCATTGGTCGCTAGTCCGTACCGTGCTGTGTCACTGATCGCCACATTGCCAAGCGTAGTGACCAGTACCGTGTCGAGAATGAGCCCCAACAGCTCTAGTTCGAGGATGGTTGTGAACCCGAACATAGCTCGCCCTTACACTTGGTACGACGCAGTAACGGCGTCGAGTTGTGCTTGAAGTGCGTCGATCTGCGTTTGTACGGCAGGATCGATTGGGTCACCGGCACCGGCCTTCAACGCGTCGATCGCATTGGTCAACTCTGTCTCCTTGGCGACCTTGCCAAGCTCGATTGTCAGCAGGCCCATTGCCTGTGCCAGCGTCGGTCTGGCTCCCACGTACTCGAAGAACTCGGAGGTGGTCATCGACAGGTCTTTGTCAGTCTTCGGATACAATTCCTTGGTGGCGAAATTGTACGGCCGGAACTCGATTCTCGCATTGTCTTTGACTGGCCGCACGACCATGAGCGTGTTGAACCAGTTGGGAAATGTTTTCTCCGGTACGGCCGCGACGGTCACGGCTTCATTCGCTTCGATTGCAGGAAGGTCTGGCATTATTTGTCCCTTTCATAATTCAACCAAGTAGAAAGTGCGACACGCTTCCAGGTATTTGGCGCCACACACACGTAAAGATAGTTCTCATCCCAGCAGATCGTGCCTTTTTTGCCATCGGCTAATGCACTAGATGGCGTCTGTGATGCACTGACACAGATTGCATTGATTTCCCACTTAAGTGACTCCGATATAAACAAGTCATCGTCACTGCGTTTCTGTACATAGGGGTTTGGCTCAGACATTCTTGCTTACTCCATGCACGTTTCCATCAGCGGCTTCCCGATTAATTGCTCAAGTAATGCAATCACTCGCTCCATGTTGACCCGCTTGGTCACGCCCGTGCGGGTATTGTGCGAATAATATTCCCACTCGCCTGTTTCGGGGTTGTGCGGTGACAATTGTGTGGCATTACCGGCTTCGTCAACAGCAAACATCTCGACGGTACCGGATACATCCTTGCCATAGATGCCTGCGGTGTTGATACCCATTGTTGGGTCGGCTGCGTTGTCACCGAAGACGAGGACTTTGCCACTGTTGGCTGTGGGTACTGTAGTTGTGCCAATCTCGACATCACCAGAATTCGTAACTCTGACTCGTTCAGCATTGCTCCACGCATTAGTTGTGTAAAACGTAACACATGTATCGCCATTATGGGTCGCTGCTGCGTTGATTTGAATTTCGTTATTTGTTGGTGCTGTTATATTTCCTGTTTTATACGTAGCAGAACCAAAATACAGAGAATTCACACCTATGTTTTCTGCTTCAACATTCGGTATTGTGTTGTATAAATCAAATCCTCCAACGCGAACATTCCCACCGCTGAACACGAAGTCCCCAGCACTAACCGTATGCACCGCGTCCGTGCCGTCCCACGTGATCGTGTAGTCTTGGGCGGCTCCAAGCTGCAACTGATTGTTGTCGCTTGTCAGGCGGATGTTGCCGTCTACCTCCAGCTTCTCGGCGGGAATGATGTTGTTGATACCGACGTTGCCAGTAGTCGCAGCCCAACTCATGACAATAGATCCTGGGCTGCTCGCACTACCAACACTCGCACCACTGTTATACAGACCTAGAACACCACTATAAGCCTCCTGGCCTAATCGCCAATCATAAGTGCCCGAACCTTGGGACCAAACAATCCAGCGTCTGTCGCTACTACTGCCTTTCTGCATTTTAATGGCATCAATAACAGAACCAACACTCGTTATTTCAATACCATAACCAGCAACTATCAATGCACCACTACTCACCGTGTGCACCGCGTCGCTACCGTCCCACTTGATCGTGTAGTCCTGGGCGGCTCCGAGCTGTAGCTCGTCACTGTCACTCGTCAGACGGACGTTGCCATCTACTTCTAACTTCTCGTTGGGGGACGTGGTGTTGATGCCGACGTTACCAGCGCTCGTTACCCGGATTCGTTCATTACTGTCCTCAGATGCACTGTTTGTCAGTACTCTGAAATCACGATAACTTGAGACTTCTAATCCGTTATATACATTGCCCGCACCTCTTTTTACCCGAATGAATCCACTGTTTACAGTTCCACTATCATACGGAGCAGTTAAATAGACACCAGCATTGCCGGTGTTGCCACCTAAATCGTTGGTTGATAACTGAAGTCCTACATAACTAGAGTTTGGTGCTGCACTAAATGGACCAACATTGACATTCCCACCGCTGAAAACGAAGTCCCCGCTGCTAACCGTATGCACCGCATCCAAGCCGTCCCACTTAACGGTGTAGTCCTGGGCGGCTCCGAGCTGGA